CTTTACAGCTGTATATTGTAACCCCTACAGCTGAGTCGTTACGCGACTAACGCCTTTTTTTACGTGCTACGTCGGACCCGGTGCACTAGGTAACCCGACGGTGATTGTGTGAGAGCAGGCTTGCTCATAGCCGGAACCGTGACTTCGCAGGCAAGGTATGCGGTTGAGCAAGGTGATTTGGCTCAGTGATGGGGAGTTGTTAGATGGGAACCCCTGGGCGAGTTGTGTGGGAGTACAAAGCCGTGACTTTGCAGACAAGACCTCTGTACGCACACAACAGACGAAGTCACTCACTTGCGTACGACGTCGCGCTCTTATGCCGCCAAGTGCTGTGACTGGCGGTACACGTCAGCTATGTCTGCTTGACCAGCTTCGTCGCTGCGTTGTTAGAGGTTTTGCTCAAGCCGGTGCACAATTGCGGGAGCGAACATGCCCACACCGGGTATCTTTGATAACAACGCTCTCGCTATTGGAGCGGCGTACGACACTAACCTGCTTCGGAGATCTTTATCTCGTTTGATGGATTCTACTCCTTTATGGAGGGCATTGCCGACTTTCTAAAAGAACCCATGTTGGAAGAGGCCACGCATCTGTTCAAATTCTGGTTCGTCGAGGCTTAACATTGGCCCAGTGCGGAAGTCTGCGAAGTCGAACCTCCTTAGTATGTCCAGAGCTGTGGGATACTTGGCGTTGAGGACGCACATTTCAGTCTCTAGGTACTAGGATTCTGAGGAGGGTATGCCTTCGTAGTGCACAACCCATTGGAATTCAAAGGTCGTGTCTGGTTGTATGCCTTCGAAGGAACATATTGTTAGGTGGCGCTACTGGAAGGAACCAACGTCAAGGTACCATGCTGCTACAGGGTCGATGAGGAGAGGTGACGTTAGGAACGCTTGGGCAGCGAGGTCGAAGAGGTAGAATTTGTTGACTTGATAGTCTCTACCTGTAACCGTGTCGGTTACGGCCTGCGTTACCGTGAAGACTAACCTTACCGGTCCGTACTAGTCTAGTGAGACGAACGAGCCGTCAGATGACTAGACATTGTCTGAGAGTGTGATCCGGTCGGACTCAGCGAAGGTTTGCGTTTCCATTACGTCTAAAGGTTAGTAAATTGCTCCAAGCATGAATCCTGCTCTGCCCATTGACTCTCCTGCACCAGCGGCACAGTAGACTCGGACGTGTGACTGATCGTCTTGGAAATAGTTGATAACTTGTGCGAGGTTCCGGTTGACGTAAGTGCCGCGGTCTATGTACACTGCTTTGATTATGCCGGACTCGGTTGTGGACGCGGATGTCTTGAAGATCCTGTAACCACCAGCTGCAACCCTGGTTCCTGCGAACAGTCCCGCGACTGCAGGGGAGACTCCGAATGTCGCCTGTGACTACAGTCCTGCGATTCCGGTGATTTCGAGGTTGATGAGTCTGGACTGGTAGTATAAATTTGAAGGTCCTGCGTTATCAACTTCGAGACCTGGGACAGACATCCAGACATTAACCTATTTAGCAACTGGAACTTGGTCCAGCGTGGATTGCTGTATGCCTGTGATGTACATCCAAGGTGGGGTGTTGAAGGCTGTGAAGTTGGTTATTAGCAGTGAGCTGGCCCCAGAGCAGCTGAAAGTACCTAAGTCCTGGAAGTTGGTGCCAGTGACTGTTTGGATAGGCTGTAAATTGGGGATCCTTGCTCCTTTGGATGCGGCGTGGAAAGGTGACACGACGGACAGGGCGTAATCTCTGTCTGGTGCGCCATCAATCGATTCGGAGATGGCTTCCATGATCCTTGGCAGTGACATTAGTGCATTGTTGAGATCTCCGATTGTGACACCAGGGGCAGCATCATTGGCGTAGAAGTCCGCGTTGTCGGGGAACCGTTGTTTGTACCCGTAGGGTTACGGTTTTACTTTCCTTTCTTCTGCGCCGACGTATTCGTCTTCATCCGATAAACTTAATGTAGAGTCGAGAATTTTTCTTGAGCGCGCACTTATGCGAGACACATCTGTTCCTCGGACGTAGTCGACTTGACGAGGGTCAACGTTTCCCACAGCTCGCTAAGGTCGCTATGCTTACTGGAGCTTTTACAACTGGGGGAGGTCGATACCTGTCGTGTATGCAGCTGCTAATTAGCCGTAGTGGGCGGCGAGCAAGCCAGCGCTATCCCATCCAGCATACAAAGTTGCGAGGTTGTCAATTACTGACTTGTAGGTTGACTGCTTAGGAAGGTTCTGCATTCCTGCAGGCGTGAAGCCGGAGTTGCCTTGGATAGATTGGAAGTTGAACCCGAGCTTTTGGTTATGTGCTGTTATTGGTCGAAGCGACTGCCTTAGCGAGTCTTTACCGCCTGCTCTGAGCTCTGCTACTAGCTATGCGTCAGGGTAAAGGAGTACCCCGAGTGTAGCGAGCTGAAGGAACTTTGATCTTCCCTGTCCAATTATGTATGCGTAGTCGGCTGATGAAACTCTGATGGCTGGCACGATTCTCCCTCTGGGGTAATTCTTTCCATCTGTATGTGCGACAGTGGAGTTGGCGAGTTTTGAGTCTGGTGCGTCTTCAGGTTTGACGGTGCCAGTGTTGAGCCACATTAATGTTAACGATCCTAACGCAACGGGGTTGTCGTAGGATGAAGTGGGGTCTAATAGACCGATGATGCCTGTTCGAAATGAGCTAGCGGATGTCGTGTTGACTTGGACTAGCTTGTCGATGATAGCTTTCGACATTCTGCTTTGTTTGAGTTTTTTGCAACGCCGGTCTCGCAAACGCCCAGCACAGGACATGTACCGCGGTTAATCGCAGGGTCGAGTGGGTAAAACCGGTTGTTATTAAATGTCTTTACACTACCGGACGGTGGTGGGAACAGGAGTTCTAAGCCTGCAGTGGATATGGTAGAGAAGTGAGACTTGAAGCGTGACCTGAAGATGTCGACCTAGTGTCCATAAACAGCGTCCAGGTGTGCGTGGAACTGTGACAAACTCTCCTGGCGATAATAACCAGTGGGAGTAGTCTTCATGTGTTGAGACCTGATTTCAGTGATTGCACGGTTGAGTTTGCGATCATCCGGGAAAGTCCAATCAAGGTGATAAAAACTGATCGAAGTCTTATCCATGAGCTTGCGGCAAGCAGCTGCGAGCCTTGGTTTCACTAGGGCTGCAGTTTCGAGGTATGAGTTCACAAGCCACTACATTCTTGGCCAGCCATTAAAAGCTTCGGACAACGCCACGGCTTTACCTATCAGGGTAGCCGCACAAGCGTCTCTGGAAACGATTGCGTCTCGCGATGTAGACCAACCGGCTTTCGCAAGTGCGCGAGCCGGTGACTTGTAGGTTACGGGTTCATGGACGGCAGAGAAAAACTTCTACCCGACAAATTCGATGTCAGAAAGTTGTGAGTAATGTTCCGTGATGGCCGAGAAACCGAGCGACTTTATGATGTTGAGAGCAGCTTCGATGTCGGCACGGGAATTGGAGAATATGATGTTGTCATCACCTTCACAGAGGAAGTCAAAGTCAGTGCCAAGTTTGCGACCCAAGCGCTCGAATGCGTAGCTAATCATCATCTGGTTCATGATGGTGTTTGTCAGAGACGTAGTTATCTTGCCTGAGTGCAACTGCTGCGGTAGCAGTGCTGTGACAGAGCCGGTCTTGAGTAGCACGTTACCGAGAACAAAGAATCGCCAAAACTTGGCAGCTTCAGCGCCGCATATCCTTTGCACAATAGCTTCTTCCAGCTTACCGTGCCTACAGAGTTGTGAGCCGTCATATGCAGAGTAGTCAGAAACGGCGGAAAACTAGAACTTGTTGCTAAGTGCAATTATGCGTTCGGCGATCTAAGACTTCGTAAGGTTCTTGATCATGTGGTCTGAGGCGTAAACTTGTTTGTGGAGACGGGAGTAGATACCACCAAGCAGGACCTTAAGAGCTTTGGTTTAATGTATGATCAACCGACCTCGTGTGTCATTCAACAACACTTCTGTTTTGAGATGGCCTTCAACCTCCGGAACGAGTTTTGAACGGTTGTGGAGTATGACATCAAGAGCACGTATATGAGATTCCTTAACCGACAGTGACTTGTTCTGTTGTTCGAGGAACTCAACGGATTCAGCGATGTGTGTGTTCCAATCTAACCCAAGGTTGTCTGGTTCGTACAACCGTTGCACGTGTTTAGTGTAATAATGCTCGAACTGTGTGAACTCTTAGTCGAGCGGAACTGCGCTGCCAGCCTTGTAACGGTTGAGTGAATAGAGGAACTGCATGGGGCATTTGCAGGAGACATGTTGTTGAACGTTAGGGCCGAAGTCGAGTATGGGTCCGACTTGCGCAACGCAGCCTACGTCTGGGCGGCAATGGGCAGGGTCAAAGTCAAATTTCGCTATTAAAATGTCGTCACGCCAAATAGCAGAATCTACGGCGTTGCATGAGCTTGTCAGTATCTTGCGACCTAGTGAAGGGTCAAAATCTCCGACCCCGTACTCTGAAGGCAGAGCGGGCTTTGATTGACGGGTCTGATGAACCTTCATTGCCTCCATGATTTTTGTTTTCGTGATGGCGATCGGTTTCTTGTACGCGTACGTCAGGTTATCTCCGAGGTTGATTGTGAGGTCAAATGGAAGATCCGCCATTTTCGCAGATTGTGTAGGTGAACAGTGGTACCGCTTAAGTGAAGTGTTCACAAGCTTCGCAACGACTGGCGCACGTCGAACTTATGATTCGATGAGTGTGCGAGCGGCATGCTTGTAGTCTGGCGAGTGCTCATACCAATACGCTGTGTTGCCATCTCCAACAAATTTCTGATGACAAGTGATCCGCAACCAACAACGGCGTACACAGGACTGGCAGGTCTGAGGGTCTAGCCCGGACATGTCAGGGTATGCACGAGTGTCACTTTCTTTAGAATCGAGGATCTAAGCAGCAGTTGTGAGCAATTCGTTATGGTTGGAAGCCAATGGATGGCATGCACCGCAACAACAGTCCATGGGTGATGGTTACCACTAGGGTCCAAGCTGGGCAATCATGCTGTCGTAACTACCCTCAATGAATGGCATGCCAGTGGACGTGAGGGTCCGGCTGTCAGAAATAAACAATGTTTTCTTAGGTAATATCGGCCAAGCGTGGAGCACTTCATGACCGTTTTTCTCGGCAAGTCCAATAAATATAGGGATGCGGATGGTGTCGCCCACAGCACCCTAGATGGTACATTGCTTGTCAAGGTCTTCAGGGTAAAGGACGCAGTCGATGGTCGAGGCAGTGAAGAATGTGACCTCAAGGCGAGAAACACGACCGGCTATGATGACGTAGTGAGGCTCCGCAAGGACGGTTTTGACCTTGTCAGGAGTTATGCCGGAGGGTAAAGGTGCAATTATCTCAGCTAGGTTAGGATTTTTACTAGCGAGTGGTAAGATCACATCCTGCAGGTAGCCGACAGGGTCTTTAGGGTTAAAAACCACATGTTTTTGGTCAAGGTTCTGTAGGACGCTTGCGATTGATGCTGCGACACAGTTGGAACGTTGCCCGCTTCCTTGGTTAAAGATTTGCGCATCTTTACCACAGTGTTTCTTAATGACGGATGCAACGAGTGCAGGGTTGGAGACTGTAGCGTGTGTCTTGCCGTAAGCACATTGGTAGAACCTACTGTTGACGAGCGCGCCGCCGAGCCGTCTGACGTCAGCAGCAATCTGGCGTTTTGTCTTAGACGTCGTGATAAACTTGCGCAGGTCGTTGATTTCAGCGACATTTTACCTGGGTAGGTGTATCATGTTGTCACCAACGGCTATGGTGAGCTCAGCATTGGTGTTTGTTGGGGCATACGTGTACTCCACTATGTCACTTACGGCTACGACGTCAAATACGGCATAACGCAGAGGAACGAGAGCAAGGGGCTTACCTGCCGAGTACACAGAGTATTCTTTAAATGTTTTGTCAGCGGCATATGGGAAGTTTCTTGCAGCGTATAACAGTGACACCGGTTGGAATGTCGCAGCTTGCTGATTGTTCACGCGAACGTTCTCTTGTGCATCATAGATGTCCAAGTACGGGAAGGCAGCACGTTCTAAGGTTGCGTCCCAGACGATGAATTTCCGTTTGCGAGAATGTTGATCGAAAAGGTAGTGGTATGTGTACGGAACAAGTTGCCCATGGAAAACAACACAGTAATTTCCACAGAGGACCTAAACAGAGTTCACCACTTTTTGGTCAAGCTCAACATCCAGGTAGATAGGTTCCCTGGGGTCGATGAGGGAGCACATGCGTTTGATCTCGCGACGTGCGCAACCAGGTGATGTTGTCTCGTACGTTGTGATCGTTCGGTTGCCATATGCAAGTGAGTGAACGCGAAGGAACATGTGGGAAGGTTGTGGAGGCAAGAGGGGGACGGCCCTCAGTCTGGTCCAGCTTGCAGGTCTGCCAGAAGAGGTGCACGACTCCACGAATGCGAAGCAAGCGCCAAGTCGTCTGCACCTGCGGTGATCCACAGGGGTGACCTTGTATTCTTTGTCAAGTCCGTCGACCGTTAAGTCATTGATTGTGTGACCGGGTTTCTGGCTGTAGAGGTAGTCCTGGACTTTCATTATGCACTTGTCCGTGTGTTCAGGGACATGATAGTCTGCCGCAGCAGATTACAAGTCGAGGATCTTGACGCCGATGGAATTGAATAGGGCGGTGATGTCAACCGGCAGATACCCGTCATCTAGGAAGTCAAGTTCAGTGCCTTTAGCAGCTTCAGACTTGGGCACGAGGTTCTAGTAGTTAGGGTATGCATCAAGGATGCTGTGAAGAAGCCTGGTGCTATTAAGCATGTTCTGTTAGTCACGGAACTGACGCCTGATCTAGCCGGCGATCAGGAGGCAATCATCTTAAGTACGATCGCCTCTGTAATAGCCTGATATATAGGTGACCAAAGGGTCATGTTCTGACGCTTTCGCAAGTTTGTTTTTCTTTTCGACCTAGAACTACGGTTTCGGCGTTTTGGTCGTCTTTCTCTGGTCCTCAGGATATTCATAACTGACTGTGCGCGGAGGGGCATCCTGCTGGACTCCAGTCGCACCACTCGCAGCTCCGGTGTCGTGTTTGGGACCGTAAGCAGACTGAAGGTGTTCAAGGAGGCTCGCACTAGGGGTAGAGGAGTTGAGAATTGATCTTATGACATGTTTCGCGAGTGGCTTGCAGAATAATGTGTTGTCAGAAACACATGTAAGACCTAGCCTGACACGTGCAAAATCTTACAAGGGTCGGACCGGATGGCACTGGGGCAATGTCACCACTGGTGGTGCATCACGGATAATTTCAATGTATGAAGGGCCCCTGGTCGATTTTACACCGAACAATGCCGACGCAGAGATTGGACTGACACACAAGACAGTAGGTTTGAACCAGTTGTAAACAAGCGACATGGTATATGCCGTGTGCGTGTGCACCGCAGCCTTGAAGAATATAGCGGTCATGGGCGTTGTGTACGTGACAACGAAAAGGAGCGCGTTTGCAACACAAGAGGCTAGAACTGACACAATGCACCATACATCACGCCAAGAGTAAACGGCCTGTGGGAAGTAGGATGGCATCACCCAGTTCTCAGGGGCGTCGTGCACAGCAAGGATGTCTGCTTGTGAGACACCTGTAGGCTAGTACGTGTGAAGGTACGCATCATAAGTTTTGTTCATGTACGATCTAGCAAATGCTTCAGAAGCACGTCGGAGGCGTGTTCCGAGTTGATTGATGTATGGCACGTGTTCAAACTGGATCTTGTCATCTATCAGGCCGAGTAGTTGAGTAGCCTCATGGAGGTTGATCGGCGCCATGAGTAGGGCCTGTTGGAGGACAGAAATGCTACGGGAGAACGCCTGTTCCACATCGACTGCTTAGGGCATGTATGTGGGGGTGATAATATAGTAACCTTTGGCCGCTGTGAGAGGAGAGTTGATGTTAACGACGCTAACAGGTGCATATGGAATCGCAACGAACCTGTCGGGTGAGTGTACCAAGAGCCTAGGCATCGTTGAGTCAGGAGTAGGTAATTGCTTGTGAGCTTTGACTATGATGCTATGTTCAGCGTTCGAACCTCCTAATGATCTAATGCGAGGTAGTGTGGGGGCTTTAGATGCGTTAAGCAAAACATTGGCAAGAGCTGCTGTTAGATGTGGTGGCACCCAGCCTGTAGGGTCAAGGTGGTTACCGTATGTCATGATCCTGGTGTTTTGAAGTCTCTACTGCACCATTGAACCACAAGGGTTGTCCATGTTAAGTGCGAGGTCCATGTATTCTGATGGGTTCGGCTTGTTTAGAAGTGAAGTGCGGACACCGACAGGGTCAACAGCCACGTGCACAGTGAAACTGCAAGCACCATTTTCAAATTGATGGTCGCCTGCGACAATTGCCGCAGCCTTAAGAATGTGGTCAGGTGAGTTATCAGCAACAGCAAACTCGTGATCAACCAAGGATATCGCAGAATGACTGTAATCATCAGCAGTGTTTGATGGCTTTGTGGACACGGTCAACAAGCCATGGTATGAGTTTGGTTGGGTTTGGAATATTTTCCCAGCGAAGTGTGATCTGTTAGAGTTGACGTAGCTATGCGCGACGGTGACGATATGGTCACCTGGTCGGGTCAGCCAAAGTTCGTGCAATCCAAGCCAGTAGCTGGTGTGTATGCCGACAATCAGTCGCTCACCGAGAGGGATGTCGTCTATGTGACGCCTTGCAAACTCTTCAATAGTGCAGGGGTACACGTGCAGCCTATCAGTCTTGTTAGCCAACCAGTGCGCGATTTTGGGAGAGTCTTTCTAGAAATCCATGTTCGGGGTGACAACAAAGACGTGTTTGACACCTGACTCAATCGCGGCCTGAACGATGAATGACTCACGATGTGGGTCGGGTGAGATAAGAATAAGTATAGGAGCCTTGAGTCTGCGCACGACCTCCGCGACGAGATGGACGCCGGCTCGTCTAGCGGCAGCGTCCAGTTTATGGTCTGAGTGAGGGAACTACAGTTCGACTGGTTTTGCAAGAAGCATCTTGAGTTTGGACTGTGATGCAATTTGTGCACTTTAACAGACCACTCTAGTCTTGTTCAAGTCAGTAGTCACACATCTTGCCGCGCCACCGCCGTGCTGTGCGGTAGCGTCCAAGTTGGTTTGCAACTGTTGCTTGTGCGCTTTGTATTCCTGGAAATCAGTCAACTGCTCACATGGTTGCATTTGTTTGATTTTTTGAGATACCTCAGGCGCAGTAACAATATTTGATTTCGGAAGAGGTTTGCTAAACGCCACATAAAAGTGGTAGAGCTCATACTAGGCAAAAGCGACTGTAAACACAATAAGTGACAATGTGCGGAAGCACAGCACGTGGGCAGTGAGCACTTCGCAAACATGCATGTCGCATAATCCTTCGTCACATTGATAGTGTGTGGTCTCGCAACGTTGGTATTCCTGATCCTTGCGAATCCCAAAGCGTCGGGTGACAGAAAGAGTGTAGAAAATGGTGAGGATGGCAAGGAGTGTACTCATACGAGTGTTGTCAACCAAAGCAATAGTCAGTCTTCTAACAAGGAGTTTGAGTATATTTGTCAGCGTAGCGCGTGGTTAAACATACACTTGAGGTACGATAGGGACCTAACTCTTCACCGCAAATTTGCTGTACCTCTTTTGCACTCTCTCAGCTTCAAGTTGAGCACGCTTCTGGGCTTTTGTAAGTTGAGGTGCAGCTGCCTGTGAGTTTGCCGTTTCGGGAATGAGTTCAGTTTTGACGCTAGAGGCGGCTGTTACCTGAGGTTAAGGTGTGGGACTCTCTTTAGTTTTAACAACTTCAGGAGCTTGCCCGGCACCAGTGCTTGAGGCAATTGGAGTTGAAGTCGGTGCCTGCGAGCTTGCCGGCGCCTGTTTTGGAGGTTCTTGTGAACCAAGGTTGAGCAAACGTTCAACGCCTGCTTAATCATAAGCAGCGACAGCTTCAGCTAAGGGCCTCACAGGAGTGTTCTAGATTTCCGGGACCGGTGGTTGCACCGGGACGTTTTGGATTTCGGGAACCGGTGGCCGGTCTTCCGATGCGCTGCTACCATCGCGTATGTCGGCAACACTAGAGTTTGGTGAAGTGCCCTGCGCGCGGCGTTCTTTCCTGTTCAAGGGTGCTTTAATCGAATTGTCATGGCACATGCGGAAGAAAGCAGCAAAGTCACTCTGTCTGAAAGCCTGTTATAACTTGACGAGGTTACCGGCATTTTTGTTGTAGAGTTGTTCGATTTGACTTGCATACTGAGGGTAAGAATTTACAAGCTCTGTGCATTGCAGCCTTGACTGGCTGACGTTGGAATGGACGGTTGAACCGTGTGACGCTGGCCAAGCATAGTGCGAGTCAAAGTCTGCTGTTGGAGTTTTGTCGTAGGTCTGACAATCGCTAGAGCCAGGTTGTGATGGGCAGACGAGAGTCGTTTTACCTTTGAGGTGTGCCATTTTTTCGCTGTGCTCCTGACGGCAGAGTTCACACTTGCCGAAAGTGAATGTAGCAAGGGATTTTCGGTCAGGATACACGTAAGTGTCTGGTTTGATGTGGACGGGGTCTGGCATGTTGTCTCTATAGATTACACAGATCTCGTTTTAACCAAACTTGAGCATTTGTGAACGGTCAAGTGGACCACTCTCGCACGATTTCATGAAGTACGTCATCATCTTGTGGGCGAGGCGAGTGTTGTACCTGACCATTGCTGGTGAGTATTAATCCTTTTAGTAGGCGACCAGCGCATGCAAGAGCGCCATAGTTAGAGGTTGGGGCTTGCCAGTGTGAATATTGACCGCGGGTTCCTGGACCATTTCCACGTGACGCAGTACGTCGTCAGGGTCCTTTTCTAAAACGTATCTACGCAGCTCAAGCATGTCGTAGACGTTAAACACTCGCAGCAGATCCATGGTGAATTCAACTGTTTGCGACATCTCATCTGCAGCTTCTTTGAATACTTGCATGTCCTCTTCGCCGTACTCTTCCTCGTTGTCGGAACCGCAGGCGTTGAGAGCGAGCTTCGCACACAGCCCACATGGGAGCAGACAAGAGGATTTGATTGAACATTGATGTGGGTACACAAAGTCCTGTTCAGGTTCATAGAGCACAGTGTCGGTGATCATGTCCCTGTACAAAACATGTACTAAGGTGTTGCCCATCTTAACATGGACTGTGTCCGGGTTGCCTGCAGAGCCGAGTGAGTGCTGGAACATTTTGTGCGCGAGTTTTGTGTTGTACTCACGCTGAGCGTCGGTGTACAAGCCCTCGGCATCATAGTGCTGGACGAGTTGCAATAAATTTGGTAGCGCAAGTTTCCAAACACCTTGTGTAACAGGGCACATGTAGTAGCCAGGGGTGTTTTTCTCTTGAATTTAGATCGCCTCGATGAGGTCCTGGAGGTCCGTCAACTCGGAGTTGAGCACAAACGTCCGGAGTGAATGCATTGTGTCTGCGCCGGTGTGGTTGAAGAGCTCACGAATGACAAATGGGCATTGACCTGACTCAGATGCAGCGACCTGCACGGATTCCTCGACAACTATGCCCGTCACATCCAACTTCATGTGAGTGTAAAGTTTGCATAAAATGCAAACCTTGTTCTCACAACTCTAGAGCTTACTAACCGTCTTACGGAGCGGCAGTACCATTAAATTGATTGGGATGTAGAACTGCTCGTGATGGAAGACGTCTTCAAAAATGACGTTCGCGTTTGGGTCAGTCTTATCCATTGGGAGGACAAATTCATAAACAGGCCTAACTGAGAAATCTACGTCCAAAACTTCGCTGTAATCGAATGCAAAGTCTGGGTGCGTTCTTGAGAGCCTCACTTGATAATGGGCCAAATGTGTGTTGTAGTCAATGGCCCTCTGCGAAACGCTGGTTGTCTTGCTCCGGTAAGCGACCATCGATAGGAACTGCGTCGGAGAGAAAGGTCTGTTGAGGCCTGTGAGAACGCATCGGTAATCCTCGGTCACACTGTTAGCGACTGATACAAGCTGACTGGGAGGGGTGCTGAAGACGTAGTAACGTAGTTCGCTTAACACGGACGTACCGGTGACTTCAAATAACTATTTAACAAATGCGCGAGACTACCGAAGTATGCGCATTGCGTGTTTCACCGTAGGCGCCACGTCTGATTTGTCACTGTCGATGGCAATGTCTTCAAGGCAGGTGTATCTGCGCTTGGCGCCACCCTCTGGCGGAGTGCTCAGCATCGAGAGGAGGTCATCGTCGCCAAAGCCTTCATTGGAGAGTTTTTAGATTTACACAAACTTCTCGTATTCGTCCGCACCTTCCGCGCTCTCATCGCCAGGTTCACCCCGGGCGTTGACAGGCTGTGGTCGGGGTCCGAACACTTATTCTTACGCTTGTGTTGTTGTAGTTGGGTCGAAAGTATACACCGGCTACGCGTTCTACTGGTCCATCAACTTGCATTGAAGCCAATTGAGGAAAGTTTGGTAGCGGCTGGTTTGCGCCTGTGGTACAGGCGGAGCCTGGACATAGTATGGCGATGTAAGTACCGCGTCTAGCTATGGTTAGTGGCTGGCAGGTAGTACGTGCGGTTTTGCAACCGTCTCGAATGATGAGTTGCGAGGAACAGCACGCGCTGGTGAGTGACGAGTGGATGCAGTGCTAGCCTTAGGCTGATGGCTGGCGGCAGCGTGCTGATGAGCACTTTACCCGAGGCTCTAGGTTTTCTTGAGCTGACGTTTTGCGACCTCAGGAGAATGGCGCGAGGCCATGCGAGCTGCACTCCACGTTGGCTTGGTGACAACTACCTAAAACGGGGGTTGGTTCCGAACAGGTAGCTCGATGCCGGGCCTACCGCGAGTCATGGGGACACGATCTTGGTGATTAAAATTGATGAGTGCGTGCGCCTTCTCACGGACGTAGGACGAAAGACCTCGAACAGCATCAGCGAACCTGGTGAAAACAGTGTTGCCGGCATTGACCACATCGTCAGTCGTGGGGACTCTTTTTACAACATCATCAACCGAAGGTAGATTGATTGTGGGGACTTTCTTCACGACATCGTCAAATGACGGTAGGTTAGTCCCGGGGTCACGCACGAAGTCACATGCAGCCTTGAGGTTAGTGTTACAAGGGTTGTGCTTGATCAACTGCTCCTTGGCTTACTCACTAGCACTGTATACCTTGTCTGCAAGTGACGACAGATTGGATCTGGGGTCCCGGACAAAGTCACACGCGGCTTTGAGTCTAGTGTCACAAGGGTTGTGTTTGGCCAATTGTTCCTTTGCTTGTTCACCAACGCCGTACACTTTGTCGAGGATTGACGACCATCCACCACGTAGTGGTATGAGGACGAACCTTACGATCGCGATGACTATGTGCAAAACTGTGAATGAGACAGCTGCGACCTTGGCGAGCGCGGCGAGGAATGATAGTACACCGTGATGTCGGCGCACCTTGTGCCTAGGATGATTAAGCAATGGGGAGCAGAAGCCGAGGAAAAGGAAAAAGCCCATGCAGAAAGTAATGATCCTGTAACAGAAAGTCAATGGGTCTGACAAGAGTGGACTATCAGCTCGCTTGAATTGCTCAGGCGTAGATATTGCGACGTCAACGAATACAGCTGTCGGCTCATCCTTGAGAGTGTTTAGCCAACCGACAATTATGTCACGTGAGTTGTTGATGACCTACGTGAGTCTGATGCCAACTTCACCGACTTTATCGGGATGTATGTCTGGCATGATCTTACGGTAAGCCTTGTTGACGACTGAGATTGGCGATCTGCAAGGTATTTTTAGGTTAGCATAGTGCGTGCATAGGAATGGGGGCTCTGGGGGACGTGCTACGTTAGTCCACCAAAACGCGTATATCTACCGGAAGCTGGGGTATGCGTTAAGCAATAGGTATTCGAGCGCTTGGTAGACATAAGGATTCTGCATTATGCTAAATTAAGTTAGGTATATGAAAAGCATCTCTGACCAGTGATAGATGTTGGCGGAGTACAGAGTGAGCACAGTGAGTAACACACAGAATACGCCAAGAGCACGGAAGGTGGAGATGTGTCTGAAGTCGAATTCCTCCATGTAGCGTCGATCACCTGAGGCGTTAATAGGCTCAGGCTGGGCGAGTGAGAAATTGTGGAGGTTATCGGAGTTTTAAGGGCACCATACGGAGCGTTGAAGAGCACGAGCCCGCTTTCGAATATAATTATGAGAGTGGCGGGAACACGTGGTCTTGTACGCTTAGTGGAACGATGAGGCGTACAGTGCGAACACAGCGAGAATAAATCAAGCGGTATTTATGTGCCAGAAGGTATCTGACAAAGTATACAGTGCAGCCAGGGAGGCGGCACCAGCGCAGTAGAAAAGCGGGTTGCTATCTTAGTG